GGTGTTGATAATAGACTTTTATTACAAACTGGTGTTGGAACTACAATAGGAAGCGTTTCAATCGACAATGTATCGGTAAAAGAAGTTGGTCAGAATTGGACGTTTTCAAATAGCGGCGGTACTTTTGGTTGGCAAATATATGATGGCAGAGCAATTTGTGATTCAAACGCATCTGTGCCTAATAGAAATTTGGTTTCTTCTGCATCGTTGACAAGTGGTAAAAAATATAGATTAAAATTAGACATATTACAATCTAATGATAAAATGACTATTTATGTCGGTGGTGGTGCTTTGACTGAATTATTACCTACTGGCACAAACCTAAATTATACATTAGATTTTATTGCACCCGCAAGTGGATTTTTAACTTTTTATGCGGGTACATCTGATTTACAAGAAATAGACAACATATCAGTCAAAGAAGTAACCGATGACACAAATCTTCCAAGAATAAATTACGAAGGTTTTAGTTATGAGAATGGTTTACCTATTTACGGAAGTGGTAAAGGGCATTTCTTGCTTGAGGGGCAGTCAACGAATCTTTTAAATTATTCAGAGGATTTTAGTGAATGGACAATACAAACAAATTCAATTGTTACATTAAACGCTACAATATCACCAGATGGAAATGAAAATGCTGCAAAATTAATTGCTGGAACATCTAGTGCAAGACAATCAATAGTTTATTCTTCTGCCTACGATGGCGATTTCTCTTATAGTTTATTTGCTAAAAAAGGTGAATATGATGTTGTTCAATTAACTGATGCAAAAGACGGAAGCCGTTATGCAAATTTTGACCTTAATAATGGTGTAGTTGGTTCTTATGATGTTTGTACGCCAAGCATTGAGGATTATGGAAATGGTTGGTATAGATGTGTTATAGCATTTAGCCAAGTTGGTTTAAATAGCGTAAGAATATCAATAGCCGAATCACCAACACAAGCAAGACTTGTAAACTTTGCTGGTAATGGTTCAGATGGAATTTATATTTGGGGTGCTATGCTTGAACAAGGCAATATCTCAAGTTATATCCCCACAAATGGTAGTGCAGTTACTCGTGCTGCTGAAACTTGTAATAATGCTGGTAATGCTGATTTGTTTGATTCAGAGGGTGTGCTTTATGTTGATTTAAAAAGATTTAATAATGACTTAACCAATACAGCAATTGCAATAAGCGATGGTTCAGCAAGTAATGTAGTATCATTAAAATTTAGAAACACATCTAATTTAATATTTGGATTGATTTCAAATGGTGGCGTTTCACAAGCAGTTTTAAGTTATACCGTTTCAGATATTACTAATTTCACAAAATTAGCGGTTAGATATAAGGATAATGACTTTAGTCTTTGGGTAGATGGTGTACAAGTTTTAACAGATACAAGTGGAACTGTACCGACTGGATTAAGTGAGTTAGCGTTTGATGCTGGCGATGGTAATGAGGATTTCTACGGCAAGACAAAAATGGTAGGCGTATTCCCATACCTATCTAATGACGAAATGGAATGTTTAACTGGTGAGGGTTACGGAAGTTTTCAAGCGATGGCATTAGCAAATAATTATACAATTATTCAAGGATAGATATGATTAATTTAGGAGATAAAAACTGGGGCGTTAAGGATAGCGGTCTTTTAGCATACAAACAAGTAGGAAGTAAGTATTTCAACAAGGACTTTGATTTTACAAGGGCGAGTAATGGTACTTATGTAGATAAGAATGGTGTGTTACAGACTGCGGAACTTTATAACTTAATTGATTATAGTCAAGACTTTAGTCAATGGACTAAAATTGGAACTCCTACTTTAACGAATAATTATGGTATTAGTCCATTTGGTGTTCAAAATAGCACAAGGGTACAAGCCGTAAGCGGCAATAGGATTTATTTATCAATAATCGGTAATTCTTCTACATATACTTATTCTATTTATGCAAAAGGTAGCGGAACATTACGAATAAGAGATAATTCTGGAACATATTATTTAGAAATATCTCCTACATCAGAATGGGTAAGATATGATTATTCATTTACTGCATCATTTACAAATATTCAAATAGAATTTATTGCAACAAGCGATGTTGAGATATATGGCGCACAATTAGTCGAAGGAACTGAGCCATTAGATTACCAATACACAAATGGTCGTGTAGGAATACCAAGAATTGATTTTAGTGATGGTGTAGGGGCATTGCTTTTAGAGGGACAGAGAAGTAATTTAATTACTTATTCAGAAGATTGGACACAATCTGTTTGGGTAAAAAGAGGATTTGAAGTAAATAACACAACAGAGCAAGGGCCATTAGGCACATCAAATGCTATTAAAATAACAGAAAATAACACAGACAATAACCCAGCGTTATATTTTAGTCCAGACATTACTGATGGCACAGATAGAACATTTAGTGTATGGGGTAAGGCAAGTGAAAATATAGACATTGCATTATGTACTCAAGGTTCTACTTTAAACGACACAATATCTTTAACAACGGAATGGCAAAAATTTGAAGTTACATCAAATGTTAATACTTATTTAGGGCCGCACATTGGTGGATTCTCAACAATACCAAGAGGGTGTGGTGTTACTTTTTATTTTGCGATGCCTCAACAAGAGGCGGGAAGTTACGCCACATCGTACATAAAAACAGAAGGAAGCACAGTTACAAGAACGGCAGATGTAGCAAACAACTGCGGCAGTGAGCAAGATTTTAATTCAGAGGAAGGTGTGCTTTATGCGGAAATAAAAACGACCAATAGCGATTCAACACTAAACATATCTTTATCTGATGGCACAAATGTTGAATATATAAAATTTATTATAGTATCTTCTTCTGCAACGATAAGAGCAGAAATAGGGTATAGTGGTGGTAATAATAGCATACCTTATTATGGATATAGTTATGGCGATATAATAAAAATGGCTTTTGTTTATAGCGCTTCTGAATTTAAATTTTTTGTAAATGGAAATCAACAAGGTTCAACAATAATATCACATACTTTGCCAAGTAATTTATCCTCTTTACAATTTGATAGAGGCGATGGTTCTGCACCTTTCTACGGAAAAGTAAGAAGCGTTAAATATTTCCCAGAGGCATTAACAGACGAACAATTAGAAAACTTAACAACATAATAAAATGAAAATAGCCAAATACGAATTTGACTCACAAGCACAAGCCGAATCTAAAATAGAGGCATTAGGCATAGCAGCAGACGAAGATGGAAACACTTATCCTACTCACAAGCATTCTATTGTCAAGTTGGGGAATATTACTTTGCAACAAGGCGTTTTTGACGAAAATGGAAATGAAGTCACGCCTCCAGTACTATCTGATAAATATCACGTTGATGTGCTTTGGAATTTATCTGACTCTTACGATGATGAAGGGAATGTGGTTTATGCTGACCATCCTTATGGTTGGAAAACTTATTCTGTCGATTTAGACGATAATGGTGTGCATTCTTTTATGGGGTTAGATTATACAAAATACAAGTTTATTGAAGAATAATGAAAGAGTTATCGAAGGATAGTAAGTTTAGCATAAGCGTTGAAACGCTTGTTATTTTAGGTGGGGTGATTGTTACCGTAGTTGGTATGTGGTTTACGCTTCAGTCTGAAATAAGCGAAGCAAAGAAACTACCACCTTCTGAAGTATCAAGAACTGAATACGACTTAAAAGATGAACTTATTCGTAGTTCTATTTTAAACATCGAAGAAAAGGTAGATGCTAATGGTGTTAAGTTAGACAAGATAGAGGAACGATTATATAATATGCAATGAAGAAGTTAATCGTTTTGTTTATGTTATGTTTTGGATCTATAACTGCACAGGTTAAAGTCGTGCAGATTAATTCATCTTGGAACAAGCAAAATGATTTAAAACTAAACTTAAAGAATTGTCAGTACGAATACGCACTACTTGAGGACTTAAACGACAACCTTAAAAACAAGATTAAAAGTGTTCCGTTCATTTATGTTATAAAAGATGGGCATATTATTAGACAGTATCAGGGTGGCTTAAGAATGCGTTTAAATGTAACCGAAGAAGAACTTCAGGAATTTATAAATAGAATAAATGAAACTAACTAAAAACTTTAACAGGGCAGAATTTGAATGTAAGGATGGTTCACCTATGACAGAGAACCAATTTAAAAACATTCAAGAACTAGCGAATAACCTTCAGGTTTTAAGGGATGAACTAGATGAACCTATTTTTATCACTAATGCTTATCGTTCAAGAAAACACAACGAACTTATCGGTGGAAGTAAGAACAGTCAACACGTTTTAGGTAAAGCAGCAGACATCTATGTAGAAAGTAAAACACCTAAACAACTTGCTAAAGTCATTGAAGGGTTAATAGAAGAAGGTAAAATGTCTGAAGGTGGTATAGGTATATACACAAAGAATAAGTTTGTCCACTACGATATAAGAGGCACTAAAGCACGATGGAATGGGTAAGCCTTTTAAAGAAACTAAAGTAGGAAAATTCCTTTTAGACAAGTTACCTAACCTTGCAGGTGATATTCTACCAGATAAAGGCGTTTTAGGCATCGTAAAGAACTTAATTGACTCTGACGATAGTTTACCTAGCCAAGAGAAAGAAACGCTTTTAAAAGAACTATATCAGCTTGAAATAGAAGATAGAAATTCAGCAAGACAAAGAGAAGTAGAAGTCAAGAAAGCAGGAGGACAAGATTGGATGATGTTTGTTACTGGTCTTGTAGGTTTAGCTTCTTTTATGTTTATGATCTACGCAGTAGTTTATATTCCTTCAGTTACAGAAAATGACTTATTTGTTCATCTAATGGGAATGATTGAAGGGGTAGTTATTTCAAACATTTTTGCGTATTATTACGGAACTTCAAGCGATAAGTAATGGCTAAACAAACGGCAGTAGTTAAGATAGATAAGCCAAAGGTCAAAAGACCTAATGTGCATTCTAAAACCAAGTCCTCAAAACTTAAATCTTCCAAGTTGTACAAAAAAACGTACAACGGACAGGGCAGGTAATTTTTTTTTTATATATTTGGGACATCTTGTTTATGCGTCTATAAATCACGATTCGGCAAGATTAACTAACTGACTAGAATGGGATGCTACCAAAGTCAGACTTCAACCTAAAGCAAACGAAGGGTAGTACTACACAGGAGTAGTGGAATTGCAAACCTAATTAACCTGTTAAAATTAGGTATCTGAATAACTCTGAAGGCTTTGACGAAGTATGAGTATTTGGATGGGTAGCGTAGGGCTACCTATATCCTCTAACAACTGAAACTTTTCTAAAGTATAAATAATTAATATATACTATTATAAATAAAAAAAAATATAATACTATAATATGAAATTAGATATAAAAATAAAGCAGAATGAAAATTCAGATGAATTCTATGACATTAAATTATTTACTTACAAAGAAGTTATAGAAACTAAAGTAGATAAAGAAAACCTACGTTATTTGATAGGAAAAATAGATAACACTATTATACCTTGAAAAAAAGAAAAAAAAGCCGTAAGCAGCTTATAATAGCTTTAGATAGGGTATTTTCTAAATACATTCGTACTAAAAATTTAAGGGACAATTTAGTTGAGTGTGTGACTTGTAAAAGAAGATACCCACTAAAGTCTATTCAAGCAGGACACTTTATGTCTAGAAGGCATTATTCTACAAGATGGGATGAGGAAAATGTTTATCCTCAGTGTATGAAGTGCAATATGTATTCACAAGGTGAGCAATATTTGTTTTCAAAGTTTATAGATGAAAAGTACGGTGAAGGGTATAGTGATGTTTTACTTTTTAGATCACGAGAAACGGTTAAGATTTCAGACTTTGAATTAGAAGAAATGATTCAGGACTACACAAACAAGCTAAAAGTTTTGGAAAGACAAAATTTTTAATTACATTTGAATCACTTTAAATAAACTTTGTAGTAGTAGTTTTTTTCTAGTAATTTGAATTAGTTTTAGTGGGAAAGGGGAAGTCTAAAAGCTTCCTCTTTTTTTTTTTGAATATTTTTTTTAAAGTTATTTGTTAATTAAAAAATAATTTATATCTTTGGTAAACAATAACACAAAAAACTAATTTAAAACTAAAAGTTATGTCAGTATCACTACTACAAGGAAAAGAAGCAGCAAAAATCGCTAACTCATTTACTAAAGAAGAAACTCAAAGAAATATTTGGTACGCTTATATTTCAAATGTTACCGCTTACAATCTTCAGTATATAAAAAATGAGCAAATAGATTTTAAAGGTTGGGAAGTTAATGAGGACAAATACGACAACATTAACGAAGCTATCGATGCTTTAGGCGGTTTATTATACAACGCCTACACAAACGCAGGAAATTATTTTTGTCCACTAAAGTCTTTGGAAGATCTTAGCAATATTGTTAAAGATCACAGAGAATCTAAAGAATACAAGGAATATGAATACGAACTTTTAGAATCATATCGCTAAAACTAACAGGGGCAGAAATGCCCCTTTTAACACTACTACAATGGAAAAAAGATTTACTTACCTTTTAGGCTTATCCAAGCACACCGAAAATTATTTAATGTACAACGAACTTAAAGAACTAAAAAAAGAAGTTCTTGAGTTTCCTGCGCTACGAATTGAGGCTATGGAAAAACGCATTAAACAATTAGAAATGCAGAACAAAGTCTTAAAAGGAATTATTACAGAACAAGAACAAGAAAATGAATTATTAACCGCTAAACTAGAAGCATTAAAAAACTATTATGGACAAGAGTAAACTAAGAGAACTTTACGAAAAGTATGATCTACAACCTGCTGATTTTTTTAAGCATCAGCATTACACAATTATTACACGACAAGGAATTGAAAAGATTATTGCAGCAGAGCAATTCTATATTCAATACGAAGTTATTAGATGTGAGCCAGACTTTGCAGTATTTAAAGCAACCATTACTAAAGATGGTGCCTATTTAGAAACCTTTGGCTCTGCTAAATATGGTGACTTTAAAAACGGAACTACCAATAGTTGGTATATTGCAGAGATGGCAGAAAAAAGAGCAATGTCAAGAGCAGCTTTAAAAATGTCTGGGTTTTATCAGTTAGGCGTTTTTGGAGAAGATGAATCAGAAAGCTTTAAGAAAAATGTATAGTAATTGTTGTGGCGCACCGCCATATCTCAATGAGATAGAAACAGAAAGATGCAGTCAATGCAAAGAAAACTGCGAATTTTACACAGAAGAAGATTAATTTTAAATATTTAAAAATGAGTGCAATTGTAAACTTTAGTTTAGATCTAACTAAACTACCAAAAGACAAAATGATTAAAGGTAAGAAAGGGACTTATATTAACCTTTCTCTAAGCCTAAATGACCAAACCAATCAATTTGGAAGCAATGCTTCTGTTGTGATTACTCAATCTAAAGAAGAGAGAGAAGCTAAACAAGACAGAATATATGTAGGAAATGGAAAGGTAATTTGGACAGATGGAACGATTAAAACTGCGGATAAAGAAAACGCCCCTGCTTTAACAAGTGCAGCGCAGCAACCTGATCGAGATGAGGATTTGCCATTCTAAATAAAGAGGGGGGCATATTGCCCCCTTTTTTTATATATTTACTAAAACACTACACTATGCTAATTGACTACACAAAAGAACTACAACACCTAAACAAGATTAGAAAAGGTGAAATTAAAGAAGGTTATAAACTAGGAATACCTGAGATAGATGAATATTTTAGATTTAAGAAAGGAAACTTTAACGTAATACTAGGACAAGCCAATGTTGGTAAAACATCAATGGCTTTATTTTTAATGCTTTTATATTCTTTACGACATAACATTAAATGGGTAGTTTTTTCAAGTGAAAACGAACCTTATTCTATTATTAGAAAATTAATGGAATATTTACTTGCAGAACCTATAAACAAGATGTCAGAGGAAGCGTATAAGTATGGTACAGAGGTAATTAGAAATTACTTTAAATTTATAAGTCCTGAAAAACTTTACACTTATAAGGATTTGATTAGATTAGCAGAAAGTTATAAAGCAGCTTGGGACTATCAAGGTATGTTAATTGATCCTTACAATAGTTTAATTAAAGATGCGGAAATGTCAAAGACAATAGATGGGCATAGTTACGATTATCAAGCGATGACAGAATTAAGACAATTTTGTAAAAGAAACGAAATTAGTTTGTGGTTAAATGTTCACGCAGTAACAAGTGCTATTAGAATGAAACATCCAATAGGACACGAATACGCAGGATATGGTATGCCACCAAGCGCAGGAGATGTTGAAGGAGGGGCAAAGTTTATCAATAGAGCTGATGACTTTTTAACTTTTCACAGGTACACACAACATCCAAGTGATTGGAATGTAACGCATATGCACATAAGAAAAACAAAAGAAACAGAAAGCGGTGGTAGACCTACACCTTTAGATAATCCAATAAGATTAAAGTCTGTTTTAAATAATGTAGGTTTTGAAATAGAAGGGGAAAACATTTTAAAAAGAGTAGTACACAACAAACAAGAACAGAAGTTTGCACAAGCTAATTTAAGGAAGGCTTAATGGATTGGGAATTAAGATTTGTATTTAGTTTACCACATCAAAGGATGTGTTTAGGATGGGAAGTTTTGTACCCCACAGAACAATTTCCATATCAAACTTTGAAGCTATATTTATTATTATTAACGATTGAACTTGACCTATAATGCTTCAAATATTATCACGACATCACGACCTTTGGTTGGCGTATGTCATAAGCTTTACGGTAAACCTTGATACTGCACAAGACATAGTGCAGGAACTTTACCTAAAGATGCACGATTACGACAAGGATATTATGATAGGCGAAAAGATTAATTTCTATTTCGTCTATTTAGTTTTAAGGAATATGGTATTTGATCTAAAGAAAAAAGAAAAACGCTTTTGGTTTACAGAAGAAATACCTAACATAGAAGATGAAGAATACATTGAAATAGACAACACAAAAAGTGAACACATTACAAGGTGGTTAAATGACCATAATTTAGATCACCTAGATTTAGACAACACGCAGAACTTAAAAAACATCTATAACGCTTGTGTATTTAACGAAGTATTCATAGAAGGTAAAAGTATAGCGGAATTATCGAGAGAAACCACAATAAGCTATTATTCGCTTTACAATACCGTTAAGATAATCAAGAACGAAATAAAACATAACTATGAAACTGGGAACAACTTTAGAGAAGATATTTAAGCTTACAGGTGTAGCTTGGATAGTCAAAAAAATATGGGGGGAAGATTGCGGATGTGATAAAAGAAAAGAAAAGTTAGACAACATTAAAATCTTTAGAAAATGAATCAAGAGAATTATGACTATTGGACAGAATTTAGAGCAGTTAAAAGCAACGATCTAACCAAAGCGGATAGAGAACTAATAGTAAAGATATTTGCAGAGGAATTAAATAAACGTATAACTGTAAATTGTGGATGTAGTCCAAAGGTATGGCAACAACGAATCAACGATATAAACGAACTTTATGACAAAGGATGATACTGATAAATACGAAAAAACTATTTGCTTATGGTTAAATGGATTTTTAGACTTTAGATTAGACTGGGTAGGTGAACAAAACACCTTTTACGATTTAATAGGCACTACCCCAAAAGGTAATAAGTGCGTTATAGAAATTAAAGTAAGAAAGAAATACTACAAAGACAAGATGCTTGAGAAGTACAAATACGACAAGTTAATGTCTTTACCTGAAGATGTGGTTAAGCTTTACTATGTGAGTGATCCTAAAGGAACTTATATTTATTGGCTTAATGATATAGATACTCCTAAAGTTGAAACGATAAGATGCCCTACTACCACAATGTGGTCAAAAGAACGCAAGGACAAAGAAGTATACCTACTACCTGAAAGATTAGCTTCTATTGTAGAATTTTCCACACCGCACACAGATTTTAAATATTAAAAAAAATAATTAACTTTTTTGTTAATTAAAAAATAATGTTTATCTTTGGGTATGTTTAATACTAAAACTAACGTTATGAACACTAAACTTTTAAATTTTTTACAAGAAACTTATGATTTTGCAAAGACTAATAATTGGACTTTAAAAGACATAATTAGTGAAATCACTTTTGCTGGATTTTCTAATGAAGAAATTGGTATAATGTTAAAAGAGGTACTACGAAATGATACCTTTTTAACTTGCGTAAATAAATAATAAAACTAACTACTATGACAACACAAGAAACAAACGGATTAAATCAAAGAAAAGGCGAATTTTTAGATATGCTTATCCACGACTTTTTAGATCGTAATGGAGATTGGCCAACTCAATTAGATGTATTGCAAATGGCTTGGGATACTGATACTGATTTGTTAATTACTATGGACGATGTAAATAAGATGTTTAACTAAAACTAACTACTATGAAAGTAACTGGAACATACCAATACGAAAAAGGTCTTGAGTTTGATTATATCGCTTATGTGGACAAAGGCGATAAAGGCGATTACTATACACCACCTTCACCTGATCATATTGAAATAGATTTTATAGGATTCTTACCTGACACTAATTTAGGCGAATGTTTAAGAGATGAAGTCTTTGAAGCAATTAGAGAACAGATACAAGAGGATTTATGAATACCTTACATTCATACATATTTTTAAATTCTACTAAATACGCTTTAGATACTTTAACAAAATGGTACGAAAAGAAACCAAACAACAAAGAACTACAAAACTTAATAAAATCTATTCAGTATATTGTAGAGCATACAAATATGATAGAACTAGAAAGGCAGCTTTATAAAGACCATTTAGATCTACTTTCTGAAGAACACTTAAAACTAAAACAAGAAAATCAAGAATTATGGAAAACAAAGTAAAAGAAGTTTATATTCACGAAACGCATACATTATGGCAAGAGTATGGAGAAGTACATATATTAAATGATACTTACCACATTGTATGGAACGGAGATTCTTTATTTAATGATTTAAACGGTTTAATGCATTTTGCTATTAAAGCAAGACAATCAGATGAAGAAAGATTTATAGAAGCAATGAAAAATAAAATAAAAGAATATGAGGAAGCAAAGAATAACTCAACAACAGAGAATATCTAATATTGAAAAATCAGTATATGTTCTAGCGTTAAGATTAGAACAACTAACTAAACAAATTCAAAATGATCCACAAGATACTACCAACACAGATTCACACGATTCAGAATGATAAAGGAGTCGTTAAAGTTTATACAGAAAAAGAATATCAACACCTTACTTGGTGGCAAGTAGTCAAGCATAAATATAACATAGAGAAAATATGATACTTTTATTTGACATAGATAGCTTATTATATTCCTCTTGTTTTAATGTAGAATCAAAAGAAGAAGCCATTTATAAGTTTGACGAAAATTACCAAAAGATTGTTAATGATTTAGATGAGCTTTGGGACATAGAGGAAGTTATCCCTTTTGGGCTTTCAAGAAATAACTTTAGGAAATTTATTACAAAGACCTACAAAGCCAATAGGGTAAGTGAAAAGCCACCTTATTTTAATGATCTTTGTCAATATGTAAGAGAACATTATAAGCCTGAAATAGCTAATGGAATGGAAACTGATGATCTAGTAGCTATTTACAGACAAAAGATAGGTGAAGAAAACTGCATTATTATTTCAATAGATAAGGACTACAAACAATTTGAGGGCACGATTTATAACTATAATCAAAGAAAGATAATTCAGTTAAATAAGCGACAAGCTTTATATAATTTTTATGAGCAGATGATAGTGGGGGACACCGCAGATAATGTAAACTTCTGCAAGGGATATGGCAAGGCGTACGCTAAAAAGCTATTTGAAGGCGTTTCTACGGACTTTGGCTATAAAAAGAAGGTCTTAGGTCTATTTAAGCAAATCTATCGCTCAAAGGGCAGAGAACGCTTTATACAATGTTATCACTTGTTAAAATTAGGTTATCGATGAAAGTAAAAGAATCTACGCTACAAAGATGCAAAGAAGATGGCGAATACTTTGAAGAGTTATTTAAGCAAAAAGTTGAGGCTAAAGGATTGGTATATAAAAAATCAACTCAACAAGATGACTGGTATAGACACATTGATTGCTATGTAAATGGTTATGGCGTAGATATAAAAGGCAATAGACATTTTGAAAAGATATGGCTTGAGTACACAAATGTAAATGGGAATAATGGATGGTTAAGGGGACAAGCTTTGTATATAGCGATGCATATTTCAGAATTAAATGCTTTTTCTATTTATTTTCGTGAAGAATTACTGAAGTTTGTAGAAGCAAATGTTCAAGACGAAACAACAAATCCACTTGATTATTTTAAATTCTACACTAGAAGAAAGTGGGAAAAGAAAGATATGATAGTTAAGGTAAGATATAATGACATTAAACATTTAGAACTAGATTTAATATAATGGACACACGACAAAAATTAGCAGAACTTGCAGAAGAAAATCAAACTACCCCTGATGAAATTGTTCGCAGAATAATTGATTTAATAAACAAGCGATCAATAAAAGGAATATCTAAATACAAAACAACTTTATATAATAGCGATGAAGGTTTTTTAGCTTTTATTAATCACGCACAAGAAGAACTTATTGATGGTGTTTTATATTTAGAAAAAATTAAAAAAATATTAAATGGATGAATGGGAATTCTGGGAACACGACTACAACTGGGACAACCCAGATAAACTATCAAGGTAAAGAAGTTAAAGTAACTGAAAACAATTTTAGAAACTTTTGGCATCGTGCGATAAATCCTATAACATTTATAAAAGAATACTAAAATGGAAAAAGAAATACAACATCAAATTATAGGCGTAATTGAAAGACTACACAACGCCAAGATTACAACTAAAAACAGAAGAAGAGAAAACGTAACTGCACGAGCAGTATATGCTAAACTATGTAAAGACATATTTCCTTATTTGTCATTAAGCAAAATAGCTGAACCAATTAATAGAGACCACGCTACTATCATTCATATGTTTAAAATGATAGAAAATCACTTAAAGAACGATAACGAATATATTAACCTGTACAAGAAAGCTTCTGTTATTATAAACAAAGACATAGTAGCCACACAAAACATAAAAGAAATATCTTATCTTGAAAGCTTAGAAGAAAGAATTATTAAATTATCAAATGCACTTATAGAAAAGAACAAAGAAATAGAACATTTAAAGTCTTTAAGAACTACGGACAGATATAAAAAGTTTGACAGAATACCTGATGAGTTATTTGAAACATTTGTAGAAACAAGGCTTGAGCCTTTTTTAAAATTAAATTATGCCACTACCTAAAAAAAGACCAACAGAAACAATAGACGAGTTTATGAAAAGATGTATAAGCAATTCAGTAATGATTAAAGAATTTCCTGAAATAAAACAAAGAACGGCAGTTTGCGCTTATAGATCTAGAAAACAATAAAGAAACAAAACCTATACTAATTGTATTATTAAACAAACATTAAGATGAGAGATAAACAAAAAGAGTTAAGTTATAAGATAACATTCTATTGTATGGTAACAGGATTAGTTCTTGTTGCATTTTTAGCAGTATTAAATTCGTAAATAAATCGTTTTATAAATATGCAAACACATTTAGTATCAATTAGTAAGGTTAAGCCTAACCAAGACAATCCAAGAATTATAAAAGACTACAAGTTTAAAAAGCTTGTACAAAGTATTAAAGACTTTCCACAGATGTTAGAACTACGGCCAATCGTAGTAAATGAAGATAACATAGTGCTTGGAGGTAATATGCGTTTAAAGGCTTGTCAAGAAGCAGGACTAAAAGAAGTACACATAATTCAAGCTAAAGACTTAACACCTGAACAACAAAGAGAATTTATTATTAAAGATAATGTAGGCTTTGGAGAATGGGACTGGGATGTTTTAGCTAATGAATGGGATTCTGTTCAATTAGATGATTGGGGAATGCCAACTTGGTTAAACTTAGATGACACTTTTAATATTGAGGAAGAAAATAATAAAAGTAATAATTCACCAAAAATAACTGACGATGAATATTCTTCTTTTGAGCTAGTAATGGAACATAAGAATAAGATTATTTTAATAAACGTTATTAATAAAGTAAAAGACAAATATTATTTAGAAAAAATAGAGGATGCACTAATGCATATTATTAATGAATATAAAATATAAATTATGATTTTAAACGAAACCAATTCTTTTGTGTGCTTTGATAATTCTGTAAAGGGATTACTATTTGATGAAAGCAATCACGAAAAATATCCTATTGCCTATTATAATGTAATAAATGGAGAGGGTGTTGAAATTAAAGATAATTGTAGTTATTACGGTTATGTTTATGATGGTATTTCAAGTATTGACACCTACGGCAAACCTTCATATTTTTTAACTTCTGGAATGTATTTTACTTCTGTGGGGAATTTTACATTACCTGCAAATTGGCATAGTAAAATGATTTTAATTGAAGTGTATCACGAAAAAGGTATATATCCAAAAACAAACTTTAAATCATATTTTACCATAGGTGGAGAGGTTGAAGATGAAGGAAGATTAAAGTACATTGATGGATGTACTGATAGCTTATTAATTCCTCCAGTAAAAATGGGAGATCCTTGTTTTAATCATTTACACTTTCCAAAGGATATAGATCAAACGATGCACACGCACCCATCACACAGAATAGGTATGGTTACTAAGGGAAGCGGAATATGTAAGACACCATTTGGAAATTTAGATTTAAAAAAAGATATGATCTTTATAATTAAAGAATGGGATGGTAGTGTTTATTCAAAAGGTTTAGATGGTAAAGATTACCCTAATGGACTACACGCTTTTAAAACAACTAAAGAAGAGGGAATGGATGTAGTTGCTTTTCATCCTGATAGTGATTTTGGCGCAACAGATGTTGATCATCCAATGATTAATAGAACAATCGTTGATGGTGTTTCTGCAAGTACAATTGACGATATAAGAACTAAGTAATGGCAAGAGCAAGAGCAAAAGAATACAACGATAAAAATGTTTTTGAAGCAGGTTGCGAAAGAATAGAATATTTATTTAAGTCATTTGATAATATTGTTGTCAATTTTTCTGCAGGAAAAGATTCTACCTGTGTTTTAAATATGACCTTAATGGTTGCAAAAAAACTAAATAAAACATTTATAGTAAATTTCTTTGATGAGGAAGCAATACACCCACCAACTATTGAATATGCTGAAAGGGTTTCTAAAATAGAAGGCATAAACTTTAATTGGTATTGCCTTGAGTTTAAACATAGAAACGCTTGTTCAAATGAAAATCCTTTTTGGTATTGTTGGGATAAAGACAAGAAAGATCTATGGGTAAGAGATATGCCTGAAGTAGATTGTTTAATTACTGAACATCCTAAATTTAAAAAAGGGATGAGCTTTCAAGAATTTAGTTCGCTCTTACCAGATGAAAGCGAAGGAACAACTGCAATTCTAACAGGGGTTAGGACTCAAGAATCATTTAGACGTATGAAAGCAGTTTCAAGCAAAAAGAATGATAATTATATTGCAAAAAATAAGCACGTTGCTATGTGTCATCCTATTTATGATATGAGTAGTGAGGATGTATGGCTTTGCGTTACTAAGTTTGGATGGGATTATAATAGAACATATGACGTAATGAATAAAACCAGAATGTTTAACGGCTTCTTATCTCAAAGGGTATGCCCTCCTTTTGGTGAAGAGCCATTAAGGGGCTTGTGGTTATATTCTGAATGTTTCCCTGAAATGTGGCACAAAATGCTTTCAAGAGTTGAGGGAGTGGGTACTGCTTGGCGATATGCTAATACTGAGCTATATGGTTATGGTAAAGCAGAAAGACCTGAAAACTTAACTTATAAGGAATGGGCTGAAGTTCTTTTAGAGAGTTATGACACAGTTGATATTATATCAGTTAAGAAAAACATTAACTCAATTATTAAAAGACATTATGATAAAACAAATGATCCAATACCTGAAGAAGAAAGTCATCCTTTAACTGGCACTAGCTGGAGTTTTATTTGTAAGTTAATTATTAAAGGAGATTTTAAAGGGAGGACAGGTCCACAACTTGAAGGTCTTGCAATAAATGCTCAAAAAAAATTAGGTATAAATTCATTTAATGAAGCCGTTATTAAGTTTGGAAGCGAAAAATATAAAGCAAAAAGATTTAAATAATATTAGTATGTCAAAATTAAAAAAACAACCTTTAAATGATTTAAAATGGATTAATAGGGAAGAATTATCCCCTAATGGATATAATCCTAATAAAGTTGCGCCACCTGAATTAAGTCTTTTAAAAATAAGTATTCTTGAGGATGGTTGGACTCAGCCTATTGTAATTAATCCTGATTACACTATCGTTGATGGATTTCATAGATGGACCGTATCTGGTCATAAAGAAATATATGACTTAACAGATGGGTTTGTTCCTGTGGTAATGATAAAGCCTTCAGATTCAAGCCAACAAAAAATGGCAACAGTTAGACATAATAGAGCAAGAGGAACGCATAGTGTTTTAAAAATGAGCGATATTGTTGTTGATATGGTAAATTCTGGTTTAAGTGGCGATAATATTATGAAGCGATTAGGAATGGAAAAAGAAGAGGTAGTTAGATTATTATTTAAAGCTGGTATTCCTAAGTCAGAAATATTTAAGGATAAAGAATTTAGCAAGTCTTGGACTCCAAAATAAAAACCAATGAACAAAACCGAACAACATAAAAAAGCAATAATCGAAGCCTTAGAAAAATCTTTGGGTGTAGTAACGACTGCTTGTAAAAATGTAGGTATTGGCAGAACTACTTTTTATGGATGGATTCAAGAGGACGAAGAATTTGCTAAGGAGGTAGATGATATTCAAAACATAGCTTTAGACTTTGCAGAAAGTCAATTGCATAAACAAATAGGTGAAGGAAATACTTCAGCAACTATTTTCTATTTAAAAACAAAAGGCAAGAAAAGAGGGTATATCGAAAGACAAGAAATTACTGGCGCAGATGGTATGCCTACTAACTTTCAAATAGAAATAATTGACAAAACAGAAGATCAAGACTAATGTAGTTTTTAAACACCTACAAAGGTCAAATAAAAAGATTACTATTGAGCAGGGGGGGACTCGTAGCGGTAAAACCTACAACATCCTCCTTTGGCTCATTTTTGATTATTGCACTAAGGTAAAGGGCAAGACTATAACTATATGCCGTAAAACATTTCCAAGTGTTAGGGCATCTGTTATGAGGGATTTTTTAGAGATACTAAAGCAACATAATATGTATTCTGAAGAATTTCATAATAAATCAAATAGTGAATATGAATTATTTGGCAACCTAGTTGAATTTATTTCTTTAGATCAACCACAAAAGGTAAGGGGTAGAAAAAGGGATGTCCTATTTATAAACGAAGCAAACGAGCTTTATTTTGAAGATTGGCAACAATTAGTATTTAGGACTACTGAAAAGATAATAATCGATTACAACCCTTCTGACGAGTATTCTTGGATATATGATAACGTAATACCCAGAGAGGATGCAGAATTTTACAAGACTACTTATTTAGATAATCCTTTTCTTGATATAAGCATAAGAAAGGAAATAGAACTTTTAAGGGAAACAGATGAAACCTACTGGCAGATATACGGACTAGGTGAAAGGGGTGTAAATAAAACAACTATTTTTCAATATATAGAAGTAAATAAAATACCTGAAGATGCAAAGTTTATTTCCTATGGTATGGATTTTGGCTATGTTAATGATCCTACCACTTTGGTTAGTGTTTATCAAAAAGATTTTAATCTATACTGCAAAGAACACTTTTATGAAACTAAAATGACTGCTAATGATATATATCTTAGATTAAAAGAAATTGGCATAAATAGGGAGTTAGTATTTTGTGATTCAGCAGAACCAAGACTTATAGATGAGTTAAGAAGAATGGGGTTAAATACTAAGCCTACGATAAAAGGTAAAGATTCTGTAAACGCAGGTATAGATCTCTTAAAGCGTTACAAATTAAATATTACTAGTGATTCACTAAATATGATTCAAGAATTTAGAAACTACAAATGGATAGAGGACAAAAGTGGTAGACCTACAAATGTTCCACGAGATGCCTATAACCACACTATTGATAGCCTTAGATATGCTACTTATAATATGCTATCTCAACCTAATTACGGAAAATACGCAGTTCGTTAAAATTTAAAATAAAATCGTTTTATAGTTATGGAAGTTAAGATTACAGTACCAGACAGTCTTAAAGATATTCCTTTACATAAATACCAAAGGTTTCACAAGGTATTAGAAGTAAACAAGGATGCATCTTTTGATGACTTATTTATTCAAGAGAAAATTTTACAGATATTCTGTGATTTACCTTTAAGTGATGCTCTTAAATATCGCAAGTCTGACATAGATAAAGTTACTGAAATGATATCTAAAACACTTGAGCAGAAACCTAATCTAGTTTTAAGCTTTAAGTTAGGAGATACTGAATTTGGCTTTATTCCAAAGTTAGAAGATATGACCTTTGGCGAGTATATCGATTTAGACAATAGCATAGGAGATGTACAGAACTTACACAAAGCAATGGCGGTTTTATACAGACCAATAAAACAAAAGATAAAAGACAAGTACTTAATAGAAGAATACAGAGGGGATAACTATCACGAAGCAATGAAGCACACGCCAATGGATGCGGTAGTTAGTTCTATGCTTTTTTTTTGGAATTTAGGAATCGAATTGTCGAAAGCTATGATAG